GTGATTTTCTCTCCCCGGCCGTCAGGACACGCGGAACCGTGACTATGAGTGACGATCGGAGAAGATGATCATCATGCCGTACGCACGCCGATCCGGTGCGGGCGCGACAAAGAAGGCTTGCGCGATACCACGCGACTAGGACTCAGGCAGTCGCCATATATGGCGGGATCTGCGCCGAATGCAGGTCAGTTGACCAGCTGGAATTCGACCATCCCGACTGGGATGGCGAGGAGCACCGGAAGACCGAACCTCACGACGCCATGTATCGTCGGATCGCCCGCGAAGGCAAGCCGCTGGCTGACCGGCACCTCCGCCTGCTCTGCCGTAGCTGCCATCACAAGCGCCGGGTAGGCCGTGAGGCTTCGCGTCGTAAGGTTGCGCGGCGGGCCGAGGTTCTGCGGTTGCGCTCGACTGGCTGGACACGGGATCGTATCGCCGCCGAGCTGGGGATTCACGATAGGACCGTGCAGCGTGATCTTGTCGCGCTGCGGCGTGCCGGAGCTGTCCTCCCGGATCGCTGTGGCCGGTTCGCCGCCGCAGGCTAACCGGGCATTCAGCACGCGGATACCGGGGCCGCTCTGGACGGGCATCGTCTCCACTGCCCAGACGACTCCGGCGGCTGCGTAGGCGGCGTCGACGTGGCCGGCCCCGCCGCGGCGGGTGAACCGCCAGCCGTCACCGGAGGTGAGCTTCTTGGATCCGCTGACGTGGGCGTCGAGGAGCGGGTCTGAGGGGTGGACGACGCGGCGGGCGACGGTGAGGTCGGCCAGGCCCTGGCATGCCTCAGTGACCTGGGTGCCGTTCAGCGCGGTGGCGTTCCTCAGCTTGCGCAGCATCGGGGCGAACGACGCGGCCGGGCCGACGGGGAAGAACGCGAACGCGGCCGGCTTCAGCGCGGCGAGGACGCCGGGCAGCTCGGCGCGTGCCTCGTCGGTGGACTTCCAGGCCTTGACGACTTCGAGGCGGATCCGGCCGTCTGCCAGCCGGCCGCCCGCCATGAGGGTTGCGTGCTCTCCGTCGGGGGCGATGTCGAAGCAGGCGGCGGCGCGGCCCCTGAGCGCGGCCATGGTGCCGGACGGGTCGGCGCAGGCTTTCCACGCGGTGAGGTCGATGGCGCCGTCGAGGGCGTCAACCCGCTGGCAGAGGACTTCGGTCCTGAACACGGCGGGCGGGTCGGTGGACAGCGCCGAGCGGATGGCGGCTTCGGACACGGTGTAGCCGAGGCCGGGGTTGGCGGCCTGCCAGGCGGCGGTGTCGTCGAGGTCGCATCCCTGGGGGGCGGACCATTCCAGGAGGCACAGTGACGGGTCGGTTCCGGCCTCGCCGACGGACTGGAGCTGGTTGAGGACGACGCTGGTGTCATCCCCGGCGTTGCTCATGGCCCAGGTCTGGGCACCCGGGCGGGCCATGGTGGTCTTGGAGACGGCCGCCCAGGCTTTCCAGTCCTGCTGTTCCCGCAGCTCGTCTATGTTGACTTCGTCGTTGGAGCCGCCGCGGCCGGCGCGGCGGTTGGCTGCCTTGATGCCGTACCGGCAGCCGCCTGCCTCGAACCATTCGTCGCCGTTGACGTTGCGGACCTTTCCCCATTCCTCTTCGAGGTCTGGGCAGGCGTGAATGGCCTCCTGGCACATGTTCCACTGGTCGCGGGCGAGCGCGACGTCCTGGGCGACGCCGATGATGCGGCGGGCGCCGTCGACGTACATGCGCCAGAGGGTGACGATCCGCTTGAGGTGGCTCTTTCCGTTCTGGCGGGCGACCAGGATGACGACGGTGCGGAACCGGTAGCTGCCGTCGGGGTTGAGCTCGAGGGCGTGGATGACGGCCCACTGCTGCCAGGGGAGGAGGGGCTCGCCGATCATCTCGGCGAAGTCGATGACCTCGTATCCGCGGCTGGTCTTGCGGGTGAGCGGCCGTAGCGGCCTGGTGAAGACGCGGGCTTCGGTGCGCCCGAGGAGCTTCCTGCGGCCAGGACCGCGGTTGGCGGGGTGGTTGGCGGGCCGGCCGGGCTTGTGGTCGGGGCAGCGCTTGCGCCCGGGGTCGGCGAGCTTGCGGCAGCCTTCGGGCCAGTTGCAGCGCTTACGCGCCGTGCGCGGCGCGGAGCTGGGCGAGTCGGTTCGGCTTGGCATCGGCGCTTGGCTTGGCGGTCTTCATGGCGGCGCGGGCGACGGGGGTGCCGCCGAGGGATTCCAGGATGCGCTGCAGCTCGGGGCCGAGCCAGCGGATTGCCCAGGCGTACTTCTCGCCGGGCGTGGCGGCGTCGATGACGCGGGCGTACTGCTGGGCGAGCTTGGCGGCGGCGGCGTCTTTCCCGCCGTCGGCGGTGTCGATGCCGAGGCTGGCGAGGCTGGCGATGACGGCGGGGTAGAGCAGCTCACTGGCGTCGCGTAGCGCCATTCGCGCCTCCAGGGCGTACGATTGCGCCAAGTCTAACCTTCTACCTGAGGTTTAGACTTTTTCTGAGGCAGGCTCCGTGACCAGCACGACGGCGTTCCCCCGCGCTTCCCGCCGCGCCTGGCTGGCGCCTCGGCTGGAGCGTGCCCGGTCCGTCGCTGGCCGCCTGATCCGCCCCGCGCGCCCGGTGCTGGCGAACGCCGCGCAGATCCCGCTGACGATCGCCGCGTACGGGCTGCTGGCCGGGGCCGCGGTGGCGTGGGACACGCTGGCCGGGCTGGCGTGCACGGCGGTGCTGCTGATCGTGCTTGAGCACCAGCTGGCGGACGAGTGAAGTCCGGGCTGCGCAGGCTCCGTAACGCCTCCGTCACGGCCCCGGTGCCGGTTGCCCGGCGTTACCCGGGCACGAGCCTGCTGACGGCCGGCACCGCGGACATTGAGGCGCTGCTGCGCGCGCCGATGTTCATGGGCACGGTGCACTCGATCGTCAGCTTGTACGCGGAGTCGACGGCGCGGCCGGAGTGGAAGCTGTACCGCAAGCAGCCGATGGACGCCCGGCGCCGGTACGCGCCGCACACTGACACCGGGAGCGACCAGCGCACTGAGGTCGTGCAGCACGCGGCGCTGGACCTGATCAGCCGCCCGAACCCGTTCTTCACCCGGTTCACGCTGTTCGAGCAGGATCAGCAGTTCCTCGACTTGTGCGGTGAGTGGTACTGGGTGCTGGCGCGGGACCCGCGGGCGACGTTCCCCATCGGGGCGTGGCCGGTGCGCCCGGACCGGATGACCCCGGTGCCGCACCCGGAGCGGTTCCTGGCCGGCTGGGTGTATACCGCCCCGGACGGCCGGGAGAGGGTCCCGCTGGGCGTTGACGAGGTAATCCAGGGGAAGTACCCGAACCCGCTGGACATGATGCGGGGCCTCGGCCCGGTGCAGTCGGTGCTGATGGACATCGACGCGGCCCGTTTCTCGGCGGCGTGGAACCGGCAGTTCTTCCTGAACTCCGCGGAGCCGCGCGGCGTGGTCGAGGTTCCCGGGTCGCTGGACGATAACGACTTCGATGAGTTCCAGATGCGGTGGGCGGAGACGCATCAGGGGATCGCGGCGGCGCACAAGGTAGCCATGCTGGAAAACGGGGCCAAGTGGGTGCCGGCCCAGTCGACCGTCCGGGACATGGACTTCGTCAACCTGCGCTCCCTCGCCCGTGACGTGGTCCGGGAGGCGTTCCGCGCGCCCAAGGTGATGCTGGGCGTCTCCGACGACGTGAACAGGGCCAATGCCCAGACGGGCCAGGAGGTCTTCGCGGCGTGGGGGACGGTTCCGCGGCTGGACCGGAAGAAGGACGTGCTGAACAACCGGCTGCTGCCGATGTTCGGCAGCACGGGCACGGGCGTGGAATTCGACTACGTCAACCCGGTGCCCGCCAACCGGGAGCTGGACCAGGCGGAGCTGACGGCGAAGGTCACGGCGGCGGTGGCGCTGATCGGGATCGGTTTCGACGCGTCGGAGGTGCTGGAGATGGTCGGGCTGCCGGAGATGTCGTTTACAGAGCTGAAGCAGGCAGTTGCCCCCGCGCCGGCCGCGCCGGTGCCTGCAGCTGGCGGGGACGGCGGGTCGGCGGCGGACATGGAAGCCAGGCTGCGGCGGATGCTCGGCAACGGCCATCAGCCGGTCCCGGACCTGGACCCCCGGACTGTGCGGGCGCTGAAGCAGCTAGCGGGGAGGCACTGATGAAGGGCGGACGCCCGTTCCGCACCACGCGCGACGTGGTGAACCTGCGGCAGGGCCGCAATGAGTGGTACCGCATCACCAACGCGACGACGACTACCCCGGCGCGGGTCGACATCTTCGATGAGATCGGCTGGTTCGGGATCACCGCCGCCGACTTCGTCCGGGACCTGTCCGGCGTGTCCGGCGACCTTGACGTGCACATCAACAGCCCCGGCGGCGACGTGTTCGACGGCATCGCGATCTACAACGCGCTGCTGAACCACAAGGGCACCGTCTCGGTCCATGTCGACGGCCTGGCGGCGTCGGCGGCGTCGTTCATCGCGATGGCGGCCGCGCCGGGGCAGCTGGTCATCGCCAAGACGGCGTCGATGATGATCCACGAGGCGTTCGGGCTGGCGATCGGCAACGCGGCGGACATGCGGCAGATGGCGGACATGCTCGACCAGCAGTCCGGCAACATCGCCGGGATCTACGCGGACCGCTCCGGCAAGCCGGTGAGCGAGTGGCGTGACGCAATGCGCGCCGAGACCTGGTACGTCGGCCAGGAGGCCGTGGACGCGGGCCTGGCCGATGAGGTGCAGGGCACCCCGGCGGCGGGGAACACGTGGGACCTGTCGGTGTTCGCCAGGCGGCCCGGCGAGCCGCCCGCGCAGGCGCAGGACGCGCACGAGCCCGCCGCGGGCGACAGCGGCATCAGCATCGACCCGGCTGCCCTGGCAGACCTTCAGGAGGCGTGAAAAAGTGACCGGCACCATCAAGATCCCGGAGACTGCCGAGGAGCTGAACGAGTTCCTCATGGACCCGGTGAGGGCCGCGGCGGTCTTCTCCCCGGCCGCCGTCAACGACGGCACGGCGAAGAAGTTCCTCACCGCGCACGCCGAGATCCGCAACAAGAAGGACGCCGAGCTGGCCGCGCAGCAGCGCGAGCAGATGCAGGCCGTCCTCGGCGAGTGGCTGCGGGAGAACGGCAGCGCCGGGCAGGCCCCGCCGGTCAGCCTGGCCAACGGCCGGCCTGTTATCGGCCGCGGCCCGGCCCCGGGGTCGATGGCCCGGCAGCAGTCGCTGTACGGCCGGACGGCCAAGGGCGCGCAGCTCAACGGCGCGTTCGATTCCATGGGCGACTTCTTCCGCGCGATCACCCAGGAGGGCGCTGGCCGGCAGTACCGGGACGCCGGCGACCTGACGGCGCGGCTGGACAAGGTCAAGGCGATCCAGAACACGTTCGGCACCGACGTGCCGTCCGACGGCGGGTTCCTGGTGCCGGAGGAGTTCCGGTCGGACCTGCTGATGCTGGCGCTGGAGAACGCGCTCATCCGCCCGCGGGCGACGGTGATCCCCATGAGCAGCCAGACCCTGGCGATCCCGGCCGTCGATGACACCAGCCACGCGACCACGGTGTTCGGCGGCATTCAGACGTACTGGGTGGACGAGAGCACTGCCCCGCCGGAGACGTCGGCGAAGTTCGCGCAGGTCAAGCTGGACGCGAAGAAGCTGATGGCGTACTGCACCGCGCCGTCGGAGCTGCCCGCGGACGCGCCCGCGTTCTCCGCCTACCTCGACCAGGCCCTGCCGAAGGCGCTGGCGTTCGAGGAGGACTACCGGTTCATGGCCGGGACCGGAGTCGGCGAGCCGCTGGGGTTCATCAACTGCAACGCCGCGGTCATCGCAGCGGGCGCCAGCCACCTGGGCGCGAACACGATCGGCGTGGAGGACCTCGCCGCGATGTTCGCGCGGATGCTGCCGTCCAGCCTGATGAACGCGATCTGGCTGGCCGACATCGGCACCTTCCCGCAGCTGGCCACGATGGCAGTGCAGGGCGCCATCGCGAACTCCAGCCCGGTGTGGATGAACAACGGCGTCATCGGCGCGCCCCCGGCCGCGATCTACGGCCGCCCGGTGTACTTCACGGAGAAGTGCCCGGCGCTCGGCACCACGGGCGACATCTCGTTCGTGGACCCGTCGTTCTACCTGATCGGCGACCGGCAGGCCATCACCGCCTCTGCCAGCCCGCACTTCGCGTTCAGCACGGACAAGATCGCCTACAAGATCATCGAGCGGGTCGACGGGCGCCCGTGGCTGCAGTCCGCGCTGACCCCGAAGAACGGCGGGAACACCCTGTCGGCGTTCGTGCAGCTCAGCTCGACCCGGACCTGATAACTACCGCGCGGGGGTCAGATACCGCAGAAAGGCCAGGCGAATAGCCAATGTCCCAGATCCTCGGGCTCGGCAACCGGTTCAACCTGGGCGTCTCCCCGACGACCCAGAAGAACCGGTACAACATGCGCGACTGCGACGTGGTCGGCATCCTCATGGTCGGCGCGACGTCCACCGCGAACCTGACGCTGAACGAGTGCAACGCCGCGACGGGCGGCACCGAGCAGGCCCTGGCGGTGATCACCGTCTACTGGACGCAGGCCAGCGCGACCGCGCCGACGGCGTGGACGAAGGTCACGCAGGCCGCGGCATCCACGGTGCCGGGCATCAACGGCGGCGTGACCTACTTCGAGGTGTCCGGCGTCAGCATGTCGGACGGCTTCAAGTACCTCGACGCCACCCACGCGAACGCGACGATGGTGTTCATCCTCAATGGCCTGGACGTGCGGCGCACGCCTGAGAACCTCGTGTCGGCGGTGCTGTAATGCCTACCAACATCCAGAACCAGCAGGTCCTCCGCGCGGCGTCCGGCTTCCAGGTCGTCCGCACGACATCGCTGGTCGCGCAGTCGCTGACGTCGATGTTCACCATCACGGGCGGCCGGGTCATCGTCAACGCCCTGTACGCGAAGCTGACCATCGCCTCCGACGCGTCGAACGCCACGTCGATCGTGGTCGGCTTCACCGCGTCGGAGGGCGCGGGCGCGAACATCGCCAACGCGATCGCCACCGCCACGGTGGTCGGCGTCGTCCGTGAGGCCGGCACCCACTGGTCCGTGGGCGCGACCGCCTCGGCGCTGTCCCTCGGCGCTACCGCGGCGACGCCGCTGGCGGTGATGACGAAGATCCTCCTTGGCCCGGGCGTCATCACCTACACCGGCAGCGTCGGCGTGAACCCCGGCTCGGCGCAGTGGTACCTGAACTACCTGCCGCTGGACCCGGGCGTGTCCGTGGTGGCGAACTAGCGGTGGCGCACGCGAACGCGGTCACCGGGGCGACGGTGTACATCGACGACAGCCTGCCGTCGGAGGTCGTCATCCCGGAGGACACGCTCACCCCGGACGGCTGGCCTACGAACGTCCGCTTTGTCGGCCCCGGGGACACGTACGGCTCCGGCGTCGTGACCGACATCGACTCGGACGCCTGATGTCGTCGTGGCGGTGCATGACCTGCCGGACCGTCTACGCGGTCGGTATCCCGGCATGCCCGCACTGCGGCGGCACTGAGCACGGCGAAGGAGAGGAAGCCATGGCGAAGGCAAGCGCCGAGGGCGGCGCGACCCACTATGTCGCTGAGGGCGACCCGGTCCCCGATGACCTGCCGGCGGGCGTGCGGCTAGTCGGCCCCGGCGCGCCCGTGGAGGGCACCGAGTACCCGGCGGATGGCACCATATCGCCGCCGATCTCGGGTGACGGTGATGGCGAGCCCGGCGAGCAGGTTATCCAGCTGCCGGACGGCGAGTACGCCAAACCCGATGGCCCGGCGCTGTCAGCGGCGGGCGACGACGATGAGGACGGGCCGCCGGACTACATGGCGTACCGCGTCGTCGACCTGCGGGACCTGGCCCGCGATCGTGGCCTGCCGGTGACCGGCGCGAAGGCGGACCTGGCGGCGGCCCTGGCGGCCTGGGACGCCGACCACCCGGACGGCCTGGCCGCAGGCGGCGCGGGCGACGGCGACGACGCCGCCCGGGCAGGCGAGTAGCCCGTGTCGTGGGAGCAATTGCGCGAGACGGCGGAGCTGAACCGGCAGTTCCGCCGGGACGAGCTGTCGAAGCCGCCGGCCGCGTGCCCGAACGACGGCACGCCGCTGGAGCCGTCCCCGCCGGGGGCCGACTCGACCATGTTCTGCCCGCACGACGGCTACCGGTGGCCCGGCGACCCGAACCCGCTGAGGCCCGGCGGCCTGTAACACGCGCGACAACCGAATAACCCACACCAGCTAGCCCGTAGAAAGCAGCCGAGGCGGCAGGAATGACGATCACGGTTCCCGTGTACTGCACGCGGGAGGACGTTAAGACGGCGCTTGACATCAAGGCCACCGCGCGGTCGAACGCCCAGGTTGACCGCGCCGTCATCTCCGGCGCCGGGGCTGTCGAGGACCAGCTGAAGCGCAAGTTCTACCCCTTCGACGGAACCCGGGTGTTCGACTGGCCGAACCGGTTCCAGCGGGCCGCCGCGTGGCGGCTGTACTTCGGGGCGAATGACCTGGTCTCGGCGACGGCGGTCACCTCTGGCGGCGTGGCGATCCCGCTGGCGTCGGTTAACTTCGAGCCTGCGAACTCGGGGCCGCCGTTCACGCGGATGGAGCTGGACATCTCCAAGTCGCCGGGGTCGTTCACCGCCGGGGCCACGTGGCAGCATGACATCAGCATCACCGGCACCTGGGGGTACAGCGCCGCCGTCACCCCGGCGGGGACGCTGACCGCGGCGGTCACGGACACCACGGGCACGACTGTGGCCGTGTCGGACTCCACGCAGTGCGGGGCCGGGTCGCTGCTGCTGATCGGGACTGAGCGGCTGCTGGTCACTGACCGGTCGATGATCACCACCGGGCAGTCGCAGCAGGGCGCGGGCGCGGGCACGGCGGTCAACTCGGACGTATCGCTGACCGTGACGGACGGCACCAAGTACACGGTGAATGAGATCCTGCTGCTGGACTCCGAGCGGATGCTCATCACTGACATCGCGGCGAACGTCCTCACCGTCAAGCGCGGGTGGGACGGGTCGGTGCTGGCCACCCACTCGGGCGCGACGGTCTACGCGCCGCGCTCGCTGACGGTGACCCGCGGCGCGCTGGGCACCACGGCCGCCACCCACCTCATCAGCGCGGCGGTCAGCCGGTATGCGTTCCCGGGGCTGGTCACGGAGCTGAACGTCGCCGAGGCGATCAACACGCTGCTGCAGGGAACGAGCGGTTATGCGCGGACGGTCGGCGAGGGCGACAACCTGCGGCTGGCGTCGGGCGCTGGGCTGGCTGACATCCGGGTGCGGGCGATGGCCGCGCACGGCCGCGCCAAGGTACGGCAGCGGGCGGTGTGACATGGGCAGCCTGACGGTGAAGGTGATCGTGGGGGCGCACGGGCCGCTGACGGACGGGTCCGCCCCGGGGATCGTCCACGCCTGGACTGATGAGGTGAAGCAGGACATAGCGCAGGAGGGCCTGAACCGGCTGCGCGGCTTCGCCATGAACAAGACCGGCCGGGCCACCGGCCGCTACCAGTCGGAGCTTCAGACGTCGAACCTGGCGTACGGTGACATCCGCATCAGCGACCCGGTGGTGTACGGCCCGTGGCTGGAGGGATCGAGCAGCCGGAACTCCTCCACCCGGTTCAAGGGGTACCGGCTGTGGCGGAAGACGGCGCAGGTGCTGGAGGATGACGCCGGCAAGATCGCGGAGCGGCGGATGCCGGAGCTAGTGCAGAGGCTGGGCGGCTGACATGGCCTTCGACACCGCCGCGGTGCTGGACCTGTTCGACAAGGTGTCCTCGCACGCTTCCAGGCTGGGCCTGTTCGAGTCGGTGAACACGCACGAGCCGAAGAACGCGCCGGGGAACGGCCTGTGGTGCTCCATCTGGGTGCAGGACATCAGCCCCGTGCCGTCGTCGGGGCTGGCGTCGGTGTCGGGGCGGGTGGAGCTGCGGGTCCGCATCGGGTCATCGATGGTGGCCGAGCCGCAGGACTCGATTGACCCGGCCATCCTGTCCGCCGTGACGGTGCTGATTGGCGAGTACACCGGCAACTTCACGCTGGGCGCGACGGTGCGGGCCATTGACCTGATCGGCATGGAAGGCACCCCGCTGAAGGCGCAGGCGGGCTACGTGCAGATCGGCCAGGCGGTGTACCGGGTCATGGAGATCACGCTCCCGGCCCTGGTCAACGACATGTGGACGGAGGTCGCCTTATGGCGAAGCAGGCCGGACTCGGTGACCAGTTCCTCATCGACGGCACGGACCTGTCCGGGGACACGGCGTCGCTGGGCAGCATCCACGGCGGCCCGGCGCCCATCGACGTGACCGCGATCAACAAGAGCGCGTATGAGCGGCTCGGCGGCCTGCGCGACGGCGGCATGACCTGGGTGTCGTTCTTCAACCCGGCGAACGCTCACCCGAAGCTATCCGCACTGCCCACCGCCGACGTCGTGTGCAGCTACTTCCGCGGTACCGCGCTGCTCAACCCGGCCGCGTCCCTGGTCGCCAAGCAGCTCAACTACGACCCGACCCGTGACCAGGCCGGGGCGCTGACGTTCGCCGTCGACGCGCAGGCCAACGCGTTCGGGCTGGAGTGGGGCAAGAACCTCACCGGCAACGGCACGACCGAGCTGCGCACCGACGGCACCGCGACGACCGGGGCGGCGATCGATGAGAACCCGTCCGCGGGCACCGCGTTCGGCGGGCAGGCGTACTTCCACCTGATCGCGTTCGCCGGGACGTCGGTCACGATCGACATCCAGTCGGCGACCACCTCCGGCGGCGCCTACTCGACAACCGGGCTGACGAGCGCGGCGCTGACGACGCCGGGGGCGCAGCGGGTGGCGGTCAGCAACGTGACGACGATCAACGAGTTCCTCAAGGTGGTCACCACCGGCACGTTCACGAACGCCGTGTTCGCGGTCGTGTTCGCGAGGAACCTGACGGCTGGAGTTGTCTTCTAATGGCCGGGGCGCTGATCCGGGGCGCTGACGGGCTGATGCGCGCGGCCCCGCTGCTGGACGCGCACGACATGAAGACCTACCAGGTCGCGCAGCCGCTGGCCACGCACTTCCGCGCTGCCACCTGCGCCGAGGTGGAATGCCCGAACTGGCTGAACGGGTGGCGGGTCCGCGTGGAGGGCCTGGCCCCGCAGCTGCTGCACGCGGCGACGCATTCCGGCCGGAGGC